AGTACTTGGTATACGCAATCAAAAGGTTTTTCAAGTGCTCCAGCACAAATACAACCCATTTCAGCATCGGTAGCAACCAACGCTTTAACCATATCCGCCTCCCCGCTGTCTTTGGATTTTCGTTCAACTACTTTAGGTAGCGGCGCTGTTACAACTGTTACAGGAACACCAACCAACTTGGTTGTGCCTACTTCTGCCACACTGGGAACAGTTAACGCAGTTCAGTCTAGATTGGTCGTGATCGCTTTAAACAACGCGGGAACAATTGAACTTGCGGTTGTCAATATATCAGGTGGAACAAACCTTGATGAAACAACACTTCTTACAACCACCGCTATTAGCGCAGGCGCAACATCAGCAAGTACCGTTTATTCAACATCTGCCAGAACGTCTGTGGCTTTTCGTGTAATCGGTTTTATTGACAGCACCCAAGCTTCGGCAGGCACATGGGCTACTGCGCCCTCAACTATTCAAGGTGTTGGTGGTCAAGCATTAACTGCTTTAAGTTCGATTGGTTATGGACAGACTTGGCAAAATCCTTCTAGAACAGCGAGTACAACTTACTACAACACCACCGGTAAACCAATTATTTTTACAGCAAGCGGGTCTTTGAGCGGCGCAACTGCGTCTTGTTCTATAACTGTAAACGGTGTTGTTGCTTGCGCCCCGTATTGGACTGGTGCCAGTATACAGTACGCAGTTACTTCTACGGCCATTATTCCCCCCGGGGCCAGTTATTCTTATAGTGGCAACATAGGCAATGTAACAATATCAGAACTTCGTTAAGGATAAAAAATGACTATTACACTCAACGGAACAACTGGAACATCTACCCCCGGGCTGGCAATGAGTGGCCCTTATACGGAGGGTGTTGTTCCACTTGGCACTGTTACAACTTCCAGCACACTTTCATTGACAAGTGGGACATTTCAAACTGCAACGTTGACAGCTTCAACTGCCTGCGTATTCACAATGCCTACTGCGGTTGCGGGTTCATCTTTCGTGCTTTTGCTTAAACAAGCGGCGGCGACAGGAAACGGATCAGCCACATTTACAAGCGTTAAGTGGGGGGTTGTTGGCGCTCCCACAATCACAGTCACCGCTGGAAAGATGGATATTTTGACATTTATGAGCGATGGTACAAACTGGTATGGTTCTTATTCTCAAGGATTTACACCATAATGTTCGCCGCTATAAACAGTCTTTTTACCGTAGCAAGAGCAGCTCCCGGATCGGTTACGTACACCAGCGGTTCTGGCAATTTTACAGTTCCTGTAGGAATAGTGTCCATAACATACAGTATTGTTGGCGGTGGTGGCGGTGGTGGCGGTGGATACACGGCTGGAAATACAGATTACGGATATGCATATCCATACTCAGGCGGCGGCGCGGGTAGTGGTGGCAAATTATTAAATCAAACACTTACTGTAACTCCGGGCCAAGTTATTGCATATTCTGTAGGCGCTGGCGGCCCAAATTCAGGGGTTGGGTTTGGTGGATGGAATGGACAAGATGGATCGGCTACAACATTTGGCGCTGCTAGTGCTGGCGGAGGACAAAACGGCACTTATCACAATGAAGGCGGTGGTGGAGGTAACCCAAACAACGTTACAAGCCGCGGAGCAGCAGGCACTCCAAGCGGAAATGCTGGAAATTGGAATAGTAGTAGCTATTCCGGAGGCGCTGGTGTTTCTGTAAACGGCAATACATATGGCACTGGTGGTAATGGTGGCCCAGGGTACTATGCCAGTCCAAATGGTGTTGCCGGTACAAATGGCGTTGTTTACATTTCATGGACATGAGGTGAAAAATTGATCCGATCAGTATTCTCTTTGCCGCAAATGCTTGTGTTGCTGCTATTAAGCAAGGATGCAAGCTGTACAAGGACGCTAAAACTTCTTTCATGGAAGTTAAGAAGACTGTCGATGAAATTGTCTCAGATGCAAAGCAGGTTCGGAGTTTTTGGCAAAAGCTGTTTGGAACAGACCCAGCCCCGTCCAAGCCTGTGGCGAAAAAGAAGGAAGCCTACGTTGCCGTTGACGAAACCCAAGTCATGGCAGACATTGTCAGTCAGCTTACAAAGCTGTTCAGGCTTGAAGAGCAGTTAGCAACGCACATTCGGGAGGCAGAAGAGAAGTCCAGAAACGTCTATGACCCAGAGGCCAACTTGATGGAAGCTGCGTTGCAAAGAGTGATGGCGCAGCAGCAGATGGCAGAACTGATAGTGACGGTCAGAGAAACAATGGTGTACCAATCCCCGCCTGAGCTGGGTGCGCTGTACAGCAGAGTGTTTGAGATGCGGGAAATCATTGGTCAGGAGCAGGAACAGGCAAGGTTGAAACAAGAAGCACAGCAGAGGTACAAGCAATGGCAACGGCAGGAGGCAAAACGAAACCTTCGGGCAAAGTCAGCGTACCTGATCGTGACTTCTATATTCCTCCTGTACGTTTGGATGTGGCTTCTTCTTTTAAACCGATGGGGGAAGACGTAATGGGTTGGGTAGCTGCTTTGATTTTGGTGGGTTTGATGCTACCTCTTTTGGGTATGCTGTATCTGGATATTCTGGAAGCCAAGCATGAGGTCAAAGCGCAGGTAGAAAAGGTAGAGAAACTCAGGCGAGAGCTTGAAAGAAAGGAAAGAGATGATTCCAATAATCGCAACCCTCCTCGGTAGCCTTGCCCAAAACGGACTAGGGTTACTATCTAGCGCCATCCAAGCCAAAGGCAAAGAGGTGGTTGAGAACACGCTTGGCGTGAAGATTCCTGATAACCCCAGCGCAGAAGATGTTGCCAAGTTGCGGGAGTTGCAGTTTGCCCATGAGGAAAAGCTCCTTGAGTTGGGTATTGAGAAAGCCAAGATGGAATTGGCTGAACTTGATCTTCTGGCAAAGGCCGCTCAAAACGACGCCGACAACATCACAAACCGCTGGGAAGCGGACATGAGCAGTGATAGCTGGCTGTCCAAGAACATCCGCCCCATGAGCTTAATTGCCATTTTTTTGGGATATTTCCTGTTTGCCATGATGTCTGCGTTCGGCTATAACGCTAATGAGTCATACGTCACACTGCTCGGCAACTGGGGAATGCTTATCATGGGCGCATACTTTGGTGGACGCACAGTTGAGAAACTGGCAGAAATGAGGAAGAAATGAGTTTAAACACAGAACAAGCCGCATTCCTGTTGGACATGTGTAAACTGATTCAGTACGCCACAGAGCAAGGTTTCGTTGTCACAGGCGGGGAACTTGCTCGTACACCTGAACAGCAAGCCATTTACTTCAAGACAGGTCGCTCCAAGACCATGAACTCTATACACCTAAAGCGTTGCGCCATAGACTTGAACTTCTTTAAGGATGGGAAGATAATCTGGGATAAGGCAACCATTGCGCCGCTGGGAGTATATTGGGAGTCACTGCACACCAAAAACCGCTGGGGCGGAAACTTTTCCAATCTGGTAGATTGCCCTCACTTTGAACGTAACGTGGGTTAAAAATGCCATTACAAAAGATACTGCTTAAACCCGGTGTAAACAAGGAAAACACTCGTTATACCAATGAGGGTGGGTGGTATGACTGTGACAAAATTCGTTTCCGCCAAGGTACGCCTGAGAAAATTGGTGGTTGGAGCCGTATCTCTTCTTACACATATGAAGGCACTTGCCGCTCATTGTGGTCATGGGCATCTCTTGCTGGAATTACGTATGTTGGCGTTGGTACGCATTTAAAGTTTTACATTGAAGCGGCTGGGGCATATAACGACGTGACCCCCATACGTTTGTATTCGCCTGCGCTTTCTGGCCCTTTCAAAGCGTACCCCCCACAAAACTTTACAGTGACAATTGCGTCACCTGCGGTGTTGACATTTACTTCAGCCGTAACTGACGGCATGCAGGTTGTCTTATCAACTACTGGAACACTGCCCACGGGTTTGGTGGCAGGGCAAACATACTACGTTATTGGCACATCTGGCTTAACTTGTAAGCTATCTTTAACCTATGGCGGCCAAGCAATCAATACCAGTGGTACGCAGGGCGGTACACACAGCATAACATCTAATACGGTTAACGTGACCAGCGCAAGTAACGGCTGCACCACTGGAGATTTTGCTAACTTTTCAGGATCGTATGCGCTTAGTAGACAGACGTTTACGCGTTCGACAACAACAAACTTCATACTTACAACAGCTTTAGCAGCCAACACACCGGTTGTGTTGTCTTCTTCTGGAACATTGCCAACAGGTTTAGTTGCTGGCGCAATGTATTACATCAACGTTGTTTCTGGCACTACAGTCACTTTTGCGCTATCTCCAAACGGAGCACCTGTTGTAACTTCAAGTGCTGGGTCAGGCACATTTTCGCTGTATGTAAACAGCGGGATGACGGCGGATATTTTGAACACATCTTATCCAGTAGTTGTAACAGGCGTAAATAACTACCTCATATACACAGCTGTTACTGCCGGAACCTATGACACAGGTAACGGCGGTAATGTGAATGCTGCGTATCAAATCCCTGTTGGCGCAGAAACAGCACAACCTATTACAGGATGGGGCGCTGGTGGTTGGGGCAAAGGCGCTTGGGGTTCAGGTCAATCGGGCACAAGAAAACTACGGCTCTGGTATCAAAACAACTTTGGACAGGATTTGATATACGGCTATCGTGGTGGCCCGTTGTACTACTGGAACGCTGCAATTGGCGTAACGCCCTCTCAGTTCACCGTAACAATTGCCACAAGCACATTTATTTTAGTTAGCGGCACACTTGTGGTTGGAACAGCCGTTGTGTTGACATCCACAGGAACTTTACCAACAGGCTTAACTATCGGCACTACTTATTTTGCAACCAGCATTTCTGGAAGCACTTTTAAACTTGCCACCACATATGCTAACGCAATAGCAGCCATTCCTACGATAATTACGCTTTCTGGGACGCAGTCTGGAACACATTACCTTGCGCCAAACGGAATACCTGTAAGTGCTCTTGGCGGCGCATCCAATGTGCCAACCTACGCTAATTTTGTAATGGTGTCAGATGCCAGCCGTTTCACCATTGCCTTTGGGTGTTCGGTTTACGGAGCAACAGATCCAACGATAGATCCAATGTTGATCCGGTGGACAGATCAGGAATCTGTGGTTAATTGGACTCCGGCAGTTACCAACCAAGCGGGTTATTTGCGTCTGTCTCATGGTTCTCAAATCTTGACGGCTGTGCAAACGCGCCAAGAGATTGTTGTTTTTACAGATACATCACTTTATTCACTTCAGTACCTTGGCCCACCCTATGTCTGGGGTACTCAGCTTCTTGGAGATAACGTATCTATTGCGGGGTATAACACTGCCATCATTGCGTCTGGCATTGTTTACTGGATGGGCGTAGACAAGTTTTATAAATATGACGGTCGAGTTTCCACGCTACGCTGTGACTTGCGCCAGTTCATTTACAGCGATATCAACCTTGACCAACAGGCGCAGTTCTTTGCCGGAACAAACGAAGGCTTTAATGAGGTTTGGTGGTTTTACTGTACCGCTGATTCAGCAGTGCTTGATCGTTACGTTGTGTATAACTACGTGGAAGATGTGTGGTACTACGGCTCAATGGGCAGGACTGCATGGCTGGATTTTGGGCTGACTAACTACCCGCTTGCCGCCACGTACAGCTACAACTTGGTCTACCATGAATACGGTATTGACGACAACACCACCAGCACAACGCTACCAATTGAAGCATACATCACCTCATCGCAGTACGACATTGGGGATGGACACAACTTTGGGTTTGTCTGGCGTATCGTGCCTGACCTTACCTTCCGTGGGTCGTCTACTACAGGGGAGACTCCGCAAGTCACAATGTACTTACTGCCGCTTCAGAACTCAGGTTCTGGTTACAACGATCCAGTTGAATCAGGTAATCAGTCTGTTGGCGGTGTTAGCTACGCTAACGTAGACCGTGTCGGTACATACACAGTGGATCAGTTCACAGGGCAGATCTACACAAGGGTTCGTGGTCGTCAAATGTCGCTGAAGATTTTATCCAACCAAATTGGTACGACATGGCAGCTTGGCGCTCCCCGCATTGACATCAGACCAGACGGAAGACGCTGATGGCTGCCTTTGATCCAAAAACACTTGACTTTACCAATCCGGTAGCGCCTAATTTGCCGCTTGCCCCGACTGAGTATGAGCGTCAGTTCCAAGATCAGTTTGAAAATATTTTGCGCTTGTACTTCAATCAACTGGACAATGCGTTCGGTTCTTTGCTTGGGACAACTGGCGGCAAGTATTTAAAGTTTCCTTATGGTGCTTTTTCAAGCGGGGTAGATCAAACTACAACAGCCAACACAGCCACCTTGATGACGTTGGATACCACAGATTTTTCTAATGGTGTATCTATATCCTCATCCAAAATTACTGTAGCCAACGCGGGTATATACAACCTTCAATTTAGCGTTCAATTAAAAAATGCAGATAGCGCATCCCAAGATGTTTATATTTGGCTTAAACAAAACGGCGTAGACATTGCTGGCTCTACAGGTAAAATAGGTATGCCTGCTAGAAAAAGCCCGGGCGACCCGTTTCACGGTATTTATGGATGGAACTACTTTGTAAGCATGACGGTTGGGCAATACATAGAAATCTACTGGTCAACTACTAGCGCGAATGTTTCTATTCAATATTATCCCGCGTCTGCATCGCCAACCAAACCAGCCACCCAGTCTGTCGTAGCAACACTTTCATTTGTCTCAAGGCTTCCAACATGATAAAGTCCACTATCCCCAAACTGCGAGGTAATTATGTCTGGATTTGAACCTCTTTTACTTGAAGCTGGTGCTGCTGAAGTAGGTACTACTGCGCTTGCTTCTGAAGTACTGGCTCCTGAATTACTGGCTCCTGAATTACTTGGCACTTTAGGTTCTGAGTTTGGTACAGAAGCTGCTTTTTCCGGCCTTGGCAGTTTGGGCGGTATGGAAGGTTTGACTGGGCTTACTGGATTGACAGGTGAAGGGCTTGGTTCGTTGGCCGGAACTGCACAAAGCGCCGTACCTACGTTGGCTGAAAATTTGGCAACAGCGGCTCCAGAAGCTTTGGCGCAAACGCAACAAGCCGTTTTATCAGCGCAACCCGGCGCAACTCAGCTTGCGCAACCAATGACCGAAGCGCAATACAACTTTTTGCATAACACTGTGGCCGATGTTAGTGGTACGGTTATGCCACCCGCAGGAGAGATTGCATCCAATGTGCAAGCAGGCTCGGCCATCGACGCGCCATATCAACTGACCCAAACACCAACACCCAATCTACCATCGGCCATGACAATGGAAGGCGCAGGAACAACTGCACCCACAACCGGCGGTTTAAGTAATCTTTTTAATATGATTAAAGGGGCTGCTGGCAAATTCTCAGATCTGCCTGTAGAAAAACAAGCACTTTACGGCGGCGCTGGTTTGCTTGGTGCAAACGCACTTTTTGGTAAAAAACAAGGCGTTCCAGCCGCAGAAAAATACTCTGGCCCTCTGAGCAAGTTCCATTACAACCCATCTTCTTACACGCCCTACGTAGCGCAGCCTCCAGCAAACCCATATCGTCCTGTATATACAAGCTATGCGCACGGCGGTTTGGCTGATCTGGGCGGTTACTCTGATGGTGGGCGCATGCTCAAAGGCCCCGGAGATGGTATGTCTGACGATATTCCTGCGACAATAGCTAATAAACAACCTGCACGTTTGGCCAACGAAGAATTTGTAGTTCCTGCCGACGTGGTTTCCCACCTCGGTAATGGCTCGTCTGAAGCAGGTGCCAAACAGTTGTACAAGATGATGGACAGAGTTCGTCAAGCACGAACAGGCAACAAGAAACAAGGCAAGCAGATCAAAGCAGATAAGTACATGCCCGTATGATTGTTCAACACGTCCCCGTTGAGTATGTAGCGCAGACTTGGCCGTTGGTGGAGTCGTATATAGCTTCGGCTGAAAAGTTTGGGGGCGGGGACTACAACACAGACCAGATAAAAGTTTATTTGGCAAAGAACTTGTGGACATTGTTGGTAGCAGTGGACGAGAACAATAAAATCCAAGGCGCGGCAACCGTGACTTTTCAGAACTACCCAAACGATAGGATAGCGTTTATTACTACGATGGGTGGGAACTTGATTACCAGTGACGACATGATGGAGAAACTGAAAGCCGTCCTAAAAGGTTTTGGCGCTACCAAGATCCAAGGCGCTGTGCGACCCGCTATGGCAAGGTTTGCAAAGAAATTTGACTTCGTAGAACGCTATGCAATAGTAGAGGTGAAGATATGAAAACGCAATACTCACGCCGCGAGCTTTATGCTTTGGGTGAATTCCTTGGCGAAAGTGTCACACGCAAAGAAGGCGGTCGCGTAATCTATGGCGGAGGCGGAAGCGACGGCGGATCACCCGCACCAACACAAAATACAACGTACTCAACAAATATTCCTGAGTATGCACAGCCGTATGTAGAGACTATGTTGGGCACTGCCCAGCAGCAAATATATAACTACAACGACCAAGGCGAACCTACGACTATGAAGCCGTACACGCCGTATAGCCAAGACCCAAATGCTTATATAGCAGGGTTTTCACCTATGCAGCAAAACGCTATGCAGTCTGCGCAGGGTATGCAAGCAGGGCCACAAGGGTTTCAACAAGATGTTGGCGCATACATGTCGCCATTTATCCAGCAAGCACTGCAACCTCAGTTGCGTGAAGCAGCGCGGAGTTCTGACATTCAAGGTCAACAACAGCAAGCACAGGCAACACAAGCTGGGGCATTTGGTGGTGGACGCGACGCAATCATGCGTGCGGAACGTGAGCGCAACCTTGGCCAACTGCAAGGCGACATCGTGTCGCAAGGTATGCAAAACGCATTTAACAGCGCCCAGAACCAGTACAACACGGGGTTTGGCCAACAGACAGGCTTGATTGGTTTACAAAATCAACTGGGCGGTCAACAGCAACAGCTTGAACAGTCAAAGATTAACCAGCAGATTCAGAACTATGCTACGCAGCAGCAGTACCCGATGATGCAGTTGGCCAACATGAATAACTTACTGCGCGGCTTGCCAATGCAGTCCACCACAGTTCAAGGATACCAAGCGGCTCCCAACCCTCTGACACAGCTTGGCGGTTTGGGTTTGACCACGGCGGGTATTGCTGGAAAGCTGGGCGCTGCAAAAGGTGGTCAAGTAAAAGAAAAACGCCCAGCAGGTTTGGCTGAGTTGGCACTGATGAAAATGCAGTAAGGAATATCCATGATTAACGTCAACCAGATCACATCGGAACTGGCCAAGATGCCAGACCACGCATTGCAACAATATGCTGCAATGCACAAAAACGATCCTTATACCGTGACATTGGCTTTGTCCGAAGCTAACCGCCGCAAGCAAATGCGCATGGGTGCTCAGGGTGCTGGCGCTATGCCGCAGCCTAAAGTGGTTGACCAAGATATTGCACAGATGTTTGCACCCCAACAGCAAGCATTGCCGGAAGACAGTGGTATTGGTCAGCTCCCCGCCCAAAACATGCAAGGCATGGCTGGTGGCGGTATCGTTGCGTTTGATGATGGTGGTCAAGTGCCGGGCTACGCTGAAGGTGTATTTACGGGATTAAAGAAAAAATACAAAGAACTACGAGGATACGAGTTTGAAGGTGGCCCTGAAACGTTTGAGAAAGCACTTGATGCTGAAGGTATTAAAGATCCCCGCCAACGTGCGTTTTTAAAATCCATTCACGATAAAGAATCAAACCAAGCACTCAAAGCACCTACCCGTAAAGATTCGGGCGCATCTGGCCCTATGCAAGTAACTGAAGGTGCGTGGAAAGATGTTTCCAAAAAAGGCGATGAATTAAAAGACCGCAATGATCCGTATGACAACATGCGTGCCGGTATTCGCTACGCTTCTACTGGTTGGGAAAAATCAGGGGGCGACCCTGCGTTGGCAAGCACTTACTATTATGGTGGGCCGAATGGTTTTAATAAAGCCAAAAAAGGTCAAAGCGTAGCAGCACTTGAAGACATGGGGCAAACAACACTGCAGTATGGTAGCGATGTAGCAAACCGTATGAAAAGTTTTTTGCCTAAAAATGTTATGCCCGGAAAAGCTGTTGAAGCAGGCTTGCCTACATTGGACGAGCAAAAGCGCCAAGCGTTGTTAAACCAAATTCCCGGTCAAACAGCTAAAGCGCCAACATACAAAGATGAAAACACTTACTTTGGTGGGTTAGCTGACAGATTGGAAATCCCCCAAGAAGTTCAACGCAATATCTCCAACACACTGAACGCAACAAGCGGGTTTACTGCACCTATTGGCGGCGTTAACCGTGCGGCTGCAACTGTTTCCAAAGGGCTTGAGCCTACGGCAGAGATGATTCAAAAAGCCGAACAAGCTGCGCAAGTTGCCTCCACACCGCGACTATTGCCGCCAGCTAAAGCCGGGCTAGAAGCGCTTGATGAAACGTCTGCGGCTACCCGCGCTGCTGCTGAAAATGCAAGGCGGATGCGACAACTTGAAGAAGATCGCAAAGCCGCAGTGGGCGCTCAACAGTCTGTTGAAGCCGCTACTAAAACAACCAATATTGCTGACAAGACAGCCAAAGAAATTGCTGCCGCCCAAGATGCTGCCATATTAAATCAATCTAAAATGACCGGTGCTGCTCAAGGTCTGGCAGGTATGCAAGCCATAGATAAAACAGGTGGTATTCCTAACTTAACTGCCAATCAAGTAGCTGCTTTGACACCTAACGACAGAATAAGCGAAAGTGTTTTTGATCCAACTTACGGCGGCACTTTACCGGTAGAAGCTACCAAAACAGCAGGGTTAGAAAATTTGTTGCCAAAAGCTGAAGCTCCTAAAAAGGGCGGCATAGATTTTAACGATCTCATGATTAAGATGGGATTGAATTTGATGGCCAGCAAAGACCCCAACGCTATTTCTGGTGTTGGTCAAGCAGGTTTGGGTACGTTGGGAATGATGCAAGCGGAAGAAAAAGCCAAGTCCGAAGCTGCTTACCGCGAAGCAATGGGCAAGCACTACACTATGCCAGCTTCTGAAATTCAAACATTGGAATGGGCGCGAGACCCCAACAACATGAAGTTGCTCAGACAGATTGCGCAAGCAAAAGCCGATCCAAAAGCAAGCGCACAAGAGGCACTGGCTTTCTTGAAAGAGGCCGGAGTGGTGCTCAAAGAAACAGATCCTGTGTTGTATAACGCCTTACGCAACAAAGTTTTAGGCGGTGCTATTCCACAAATGCAAGAAGGTGCAGGAACGCGCAGTTAATGGCATAATCAAAACATCTTGGCGCAAAGTCCCGTCAAGGTTTCTCAACTTTTAAAAGTAAAGCTATGGCACAAAGTCTCCCATTACCAGACGGCACATCGGTAACTATCAGGGAGGGCGAAACGCCCGAAGAAACATGGGCGCGTGCTATACGGGAATACCCCGAAGCTTTTCAACCACAAAAGCCTAAAGAAGAAAAAAAAGAACCAACAATTGGTGGGCAAGCCAAAGAGTTTTTTAAAGGCGTTGTGCCCGGCGGTGTTGGATTATTAGAAACTGCTGGTACAGGTATATCTGCGCTGTTGCCAGAAGAACAAGAACGTGCCACTCGACGTGCAATTCAAGAATATGCAACGGCAGCTAGAAAACCATTTGAAGCAACGCCCGGTTACGAAGACACAATAGGGCGTAAGTTGGGCGAAGGGGTGGGGTCATTCTTACCGCTTGTACCTTTGATGGCCGCAGGGCCTTTAGGCGTAGCTGGTGCAGGAGCTTTAAGTTTAGGCGCGGGTGCAGGTGAAGCGCGTATTGGCGCGGAACAAGCAGGTGCAACCCCAGAACAAATATCAAGAGCTACCTTATTGGGCAATATCCCCGGCGCTTTTGATTTATTTACTCCTGCCAGAATCCTTGGCCGTGTAGCTGAACCTATTAAAGCGGGTGCTGTGGCTTTGGTTAAACGCGCCCTTGTTGCTGGTGGTGAAGAGGCGGCTCAAGAAGCGGCTCAACAAATTGCACAAAATTTAATTGCCAAAGGCGTTTATAAACCAGACCAAGAACTGTTAGCACAAGTTGGTGAATCTGCGGCCTATGGTGGCGCTGTTGGCGCTATGGTGCAAGGTTTTATGGATTTGGCTTTAGGCCGTAGGGTCAGAGGCGCTCCACCTCCCCCTCCAAAAGGCCCCGAAGCCGCTGCTGTCCCCGAGCCTACCTTGCGTGGTGAACAGCCAGAAGAAACAGCGGCGGGTACTGAAGAAGCCGCCATACTAAAAGAAGCCCTTGCGCCCAAGAAGAAGGCGGCAATGGACAAACAACTTGCCAAAGAACAACAAGAGTATCTAAAGAAATATCAGACACTGGCGGCACAGCGTGAGGCTGACCAAGCGGAACGTGAGCGCATTGCTGCGCTATCTCCAGAAGAATTTGCTGCGGAGCAGATGCAGGGTATTGGTAAACAACCCAAAGTCAAACCGGTTGACCAAGATGAACTGGCAGCATTGGGTTACCAAACCCAACTACCGTTTGTATCTGGCGAAGTTGAAAATTACACAAGGCAGCAACTGGCGCTTGCAAAAGACAGAGAAGCTGCGCCAAACATTGGTACGTATGTCTCTTACCTTATGGTTAACCCCAGTATGGCACGGCAAATTGCCATGTCTGAACAGGCTTTACCCGGTCTTTCCGTAAAACAAGGCCACAGCGTAAAGAGCACGCTGCTTACTGAATTAGAAAAGCAAGATAGAGAAACTGCTGCGGCAGCAGAAAAAGCTAAACAAGCCGGTTATGAGCGCGGTCGAACTTTGTTAGAACAGCAAGGCGCACAAACAAACCAAGATTTGCTCAGTGCAGCCAGACAAGCGCCGGGTTATCCAGCAAAAGAATGGGAACGTGTTGAACGTGAACGGGTTGCCACAAAAGAACAAGCAGAGCAAAACCGCATTGCTAAGTTAACTCCTGAAGAATACAAAGCTGAACTCCGCCAAGTAAAACAAGAAACGTTGCCTGAAGGTGAAGAGCCTGCTTTGACGGATGAGAACGATCCGTTGATTGCTCAGTTAATGAAAACCTTGCCAACAGACCAAGGCCGCATAGTGCCGGGGCAAGTGTATGAAGGGTTGGGCGCTACCCGTGGAAAATTAAAAGATTTGCAGTTGCAGTTGGCAATTGCTCGCATGACAAGTAACACGCTAACAGCTAAACGGTTACAGGCAGAACTGGATGACCAGCGCAAAAGTTTAAAAGAACCGATTGAGAAAACTGCAACAGGTGAAAAATCCGCAGGGCTTCCCAACATAACGCCAGAATCAGGCGCTAAACAAGTTGAAGCTGATAAGTTTGCAGATGCACAACGTTCAATTATGTTGGGGCTGGTTAAAACACTTAATACCCGCAATCCGTTAAACCCAAGTCAGACGCGCAGAAGCGCAACGCTTAGCCTGCCCGGAGTATTTGATAAGCGTGTCAGTGATGCCAAGGAAGCGTTTGTTGAAGCGCATACCAATGAGATTGAGGCTCGCCGTGCGGTTTTTGGCTTGCCGCCTATGGCAAATTGGGAACGTGCAGAAGCACGCGCCCGTTCATTAGAAGCTTTGAATGAATTAGAAAAACGTTGGAATACTTTTGGCGCTCCTGTTGAAGCCATTCAAGTTTTGCAACAGCAAGTGCGCGACGCTACCAATGAGAATTTGCTCAATGCCGCCAAACGGTTTAATACAGAAAAGCAAGCCGAAAACAGAGAGAAGTTAACTAAACCCGGTCAAAAGTACACCAGTTACAAAGGTGAAACTATTGAAGTGCCGCAAGAAAAAGGCCCACAAGTTGCCGCACCAAAAGAATTAAAACTCAAAGGAACTCCCCGCATCCCAACAGACGACAAAGCTGCGGCACTTAAATTTATTGAAACAGTCCTGCGTTCTGTGGAACGCCGTATTCGTGGCGTGCCAGTTTCTGGAGAAAAAGCTCCCACACGCGTTGGCAGCATGGACGACATTGCCAAACTGTTTGAAAAAGAAAAAACAAACGGCGCTTCTGAAAAGACTGACCCTGCTACTGTTGAGTTGCTGCACCGATTGCGTGACCACTTAGAAACTTCAACTGACCCCGAATTTATTTCTCTTGCCCGTGAGCAAGCTCAGCAAGTTATGGAGGGCAACTTACCCAACCCATTTGCTGTACGTGATTTGAATGAAATGATGTTGGGTCGAGCAGTATCGGGGCGCAGTGCGGCTCCGCCGTTATCCGCAGAAGATACAGCCGCTGTTGTCCGTGGTGAGAAAAAGTACGAAGCTCAACCACAAAAAGAGTTGTTCCCTGAAGCTGGTGTTCAAGTGGTACGTGCCACACCGCAAAACTTTCAAAAGATGTTGGACTCTAAAGACATCCAAGGAATGCGGGACGTACTGACCAAACAAAAAGAAGAGAACACTGCCGCGCTTGAACTTATTAAAAAATACATTCCTTCCTTACAAAAGGAATTGCAATCCGCTACTACGGCGCTCAACAATGCGTTGGCAAAGAAAGAAACGCTTACAAAGTCTGCCGCAGAAACTCTACAAGAACCTACATGGTATGCACCTGCTGTTCGCAAAATTGTTGAGCTTGAATCTGCTTTGCAAGCCATACCCCCGCGCCTTGAGTATTTGCGTAGTATTCAACGAGCCATCAAAGGACTTAACGCAGAAGAACGTGCTTCTTTGTTGCAGTTAACGGAAGAAGCTAAAACAACTCCCGGCATTTCTAAAAAAGATGCTGAAGAATTTAACGAAATAGTTAAGGCACTTCAATCTCCAGAAGCATTTAATGCTGAAATAAAAACACTGAATGACGCAGTTAAAAACGCTGCGGGGCTTATTGATAACGCACGCAATGCACTTGATAACTTGATGGTTAAATACCAAAAAGGTGCGGTTATGCGTGGTTCAATTGAACGCGCCGCAGACAAAGCTACTCAACAAGTTGAGCGTTTAACGGAGAAATACAACGCGCTTAAACGTCAGGTTGCACAAGAGCGGGTTGCACGAGAAGAAAAAGTTAAAGCGGAAACAACGCCCGAAGAATTGAAAGCAACGCCAAGAGCTGAATACGAAACGGCGGCACAACGTGGCCGTGAAGGTATGGGTTTGCCCGGTGTCCGTGCTGAAAAAGACACAATGCGCATGCGTGAAAACATGCACAAAATCCGCAGTGAAATTGGTAGCCTTAACGAAGAACTAAGCAAAGCTGAGAAAAAGAACGATACAGATCGCATTGAAGAAATAGAAACAAAAATTGCTGATGCCGAAGCACGGTTGGCTTCTGTGTATCGGGATGCGCCTTTGAACGTTAAGGAACTGTTAACTCCGGAAGAAGAACTTTTACATCGACTTGCAGCCGCTGACCGCGCTGCAGCCGAAGATGCCGCTGCCGCAGCCAAAAGCAGAAAACGTAAAGGCGAAGCCGCACCCAAGTTGGTTCCAATAGAACAAACCGCTTTACTCAAAGAAGTTCGCGGTTCAAAAGTTATTCAACCATACAAAACTGCGCGGATAGCTGAAGTTGCAGAAAAAGTAACTGACCGACTTGTTAAACAAAAAACTGAGTTGGCTGAACTCCAGCGCCGTATTGCATACCTCAAGGACAACAACAAGCATAAAGTGTCTGGGCGTTTAACTGACACGTTTAAAGACTTACAAAGTAAGGAAGCACTACTTAAAGAAAAGCTTAAAAGCACTCAAGCTACGCAAAGAAAAGTTGTCAGCGTTGAAAAAACTGCGGAAACACTGGCAAACAAAGAAGCTCAGAAACAAGCATTAAGCCAATCTAAAGCAAGTGAAAAAGCATCTGAACGTTTTGCCCGTGGCGTGGAAGTTGAAAGCCCTGACCTGACCGCCACACAACGCCGGTCTATTGAAAACAATGATGCTGTTGCAGCTTACGCTGACATTGCCAACGACGTTAGCGCCAGCAAAGTTAACCGCGCTGTTGCACAACGTTTGGCCGAGATGTTGGCTGGCACAAATATCCGCATTCAAGACAAGGTAGTTGATCGGGACGGCAAAGAAGTTCTTGGTTCTGCTACCAACAAACAAATTATTTTGAACCGCAATGGTGGTCTGACACAAGAAATTTTGCTGCACGAAGGCACTCACGCCGCTACTGAGCGCGTGCTTCAGATGGATGAGAGCAAGCTCACCCGCACGCAGTTGATTGCCAAACGCGAACTCATGGCATTGCACAAGGCTATCCAGAACGATTCACGCATTACCAGCGTTAGCGCCAAAGAAAGCCTGTCTGAGTTTGCGGCTGAAGTCCTGTCCAACCGTAATTTGCAAGAGCAGTTGCGTGAAAAGAAGTGGAAGTTGTCAAATGCTTGGGCGGGGTTCAAGAGCATTGTCTTGCGTTTGTTGGGTATTGACCATCCAGAAACTATGCTGGGCGCGGCGCTCCAGTCAGTGGATGCGCTGATGGTTCCGTCTAACGTTAAGTTGGACGTGAAAGAACGTGCAGTAAATAGGCGCTTGTCACAGAAAGACATTGCCGCATTGCACGACGGTAGTAACTCCATGAAACAGTTTGCCGATCAGTTTGGTCAAGACATCAAAGTAAAAGACCGCACGCCTGAAGATGTTGAGCGTATTGCAAAAGACTATTTGTTGGACATGCTGCGCAACACTAAAAACTACGTTGCTGCGCCATATACGTTGCGCGACTTGATGCGTAAAAATGCGGTGCTTACTAAAGAACAAGAAACGGCAATTGATAAAATTAAAGAACTTAGAAACCAGCTTGCAAAAGACGAAGCCGCATATCGTGACGGTGAACCTTATGACGAAGACTCTGAACATTTCAAAGAAATAACAAAACAGCTTGAAAAACAACAACTCGAAATAGATGTCCTTGAAACAAAAGTGGGTTCGTTGGATTATTTATCAGATACTAGAATGTCAGACGGCAAACAGTACGATGAAAATAACCCACTTCACTATGTTGAAGCAGATGCGCAAACGTTTGCGTCTTTGAAGGCGCAAAGTGACGGTTTTCTTCGTGACAGAGAAGCTCGGGCTATTAGGGACAAACGCGAACAAGATTTAATAGGTCTTGTAGATTTGTTGTCAAGCAACCCTTCATATACCTTGGCAGAAAATGCTTTGGTGGCCAAAGCTGCTTCTAAGTTTGCAGTTGTTTCAGATAAGTCGGGGCGTTTAAAAGTAGCGTCTATTGCAAACAATAACCGCAATGGTGTTGCTGTTGTCAGTCTCGATGCTGCTGATGCAGTTATTCGGGAGCTGCGTGCTGGTAAGAATTTAAAAGAAGCATTCCTTGACGGCATGCAAGCCAGTGCTGACCGCGCCATAAAAGAAAACTCCCACAAAGAAGGTTGGCAAAAATTTAATCAAACTGAACGCGGAGAAACAGCACAAAGTTTAACGGCGCTTTACACGGATGAAGAAATTAACGAAGCATGGGGACAAACCGGTTATGACACTGCAGACCCCGATGAATTAGTTGAAATGCTTATTGCTGATGGGCTGCTACCTGACAGACGTGTAAAAAATACGGATTTTGAAAAAGCGGCTGTTGAACTTAACAAAGCGTGTGCAGGTACGTCTTGGTGTACTGGCAGAGATGAGAATTACGCCCGTGACCATATTGCTGGTGGAGATTTCTACGTCTACTATAAACAAGGTCGTCCAGAAGTTGCCGTGCGTATGGCTGGTAAAAATGAAATTAAAGAAGTACGCGGAAATACCCAAGACCAAGCGTTGAACAAAGAACAACAAGAAATTGCAGAAACTTTTTTAACAAAAAACAATTTTACAGATTCCGACAAATACTTGTCTCAATTTAAAATTAAACAAAAAGCCGTTGAGATTGCTAAAGGCAATGCTGAATTTACGCCAGAAGATTTAATTAACAGCGGCATTGTGCGTTTTAACAAAGTGAATGTTGCCGCTTTGTTGGACTTTAATCTTATTGACGGTTACGGAGGGCTTCGTGGAAGTCCTACAGAAGAAGTTAAAAAGTTTTTTGAAAACAAAATTACAAAAGTTATTGAAGACGCATATGCAGATGGCCATTTTATTGGGGCAAGGCTTACTGTTGATGAGAACGGTGTTAGTGCCATAAAATTAAACGGCACAGAATACACCCCTAAATTGGATGAAGTTAAAACTGCAAAATCAGTAAGTTTTTCTGGCGTTGCAGAAACAGTTGAACTACCAAACTTAAAAAATGTTGAAGCCTTAAGTGTTCATGGAAGTGATTTTTACAAACTTGATGTACGTTTACCAAAAGTTACGCACCTTCAATTTATAAAAGCTTTTGGTGAAGGTGTTGACAACTCAACTATAACGCTTGCCCCAAATGCAATTGTTGATCTTGTTTCTGGTATTACGCGTGATTCTCACATAACAATTAAAAATGCTACTGTTGTTAAAGATGTTGAATCCCCACATGACCAAAAACTGTATCTCAAACTGCCTGACACCAAGTATGTGCCTTTGGACGATGCAGAAGGCAGGTTTGTTATCTACGCTCCCAACCATGTTGCTGACAAACCGCCAATTGAAGAAATGGTTGAGCGCGATGCTGAAGAACCGCGCTATGCTCGTGCGCAAGCCAAAGGATTTGAAGACGAACTGAACGTGGCCAGCCAAGTAATTGCCAAGCCTAAAACTGTTGGTCAACAAATCAAAGCAAACCTTGGTTTGGGATTCCGTACACAGTACTTGGACAGACTAGCACCGCTGCACCAAGTGGCCAAGGATATGCTGGAGCCGTTGAAGGGTATGCAGATGATGCACTACCTGTTGGCTTCTGACCAGCGCATGTCCTACGTTCAGCAAGCAGTTGGCAACGGCGTTCCACAACGTGTCGCATATAAGCGCCCTGATGGTCGCACTGAATACATTGTTGAAAGCGTGGGCGGCGCTAACTTGGCCAACGTGGTACGCACACTGGCCAAAGCCCCGGGCATGAACGGCGAAGCTGCTAACCAGTTGTTTACGCTGTATTTGCTTGGCAAACGTGCTGATCGTGTAGGTTACGACAAACTTAATTTTAGTGTCGATGCAAATTTAATTAAACAATCTGTGCGTAACATTGAAAGCAACGACAAGTTGCGTGATGTGTTTGAAGAAGCGCGTACTGAATACAACAAGTACAACAAAGACTTGATGCACTTCCTGAAAGACACAGGCGTGCTGCCACCCAGCGTGGCCGATGAGCTTGCCGCTACTAACGATTACATACCCTACTACCGCGAGCAAAACGGCAATGCCGAGTTGGTGATCGGCAAAGAAGGTGTGTACCGTATTGGTAACCTTGCAGACCAGCCTCAGTTGCGTGAGTTGATTGGCGGCGAAGACAAGATTCTTGACTTTGCTACAAGCTCTGTTCAAAACACCTCCATGATTATGGATGTGGGCTTGCGTAACTTGGCTGCAAAAAACGCTATGTTTGAATTGGTTGGCTTGGATTTAGCGCACTTCTTGGGTAAAGATACAGCAGCGCCAAATGTTGTCAGGTTTAAAGACAAGGGCGAGGAAAAGTTTGTTCGTGTTGATACTGATGCCGTGGGTATCCCCGCTGACTTACTGGTCAAGGGCATGGAAGGTATCCCGGTCAGCACTAATGCGCTGGTAAAGGTAATGGGTTTTGCCTCTGGCGTTGTACGCAAGGGTGTTATGTTGAATCCTCTGTACCCAGTCAAGCAAATATTACGTGACTCTGTTGCTGCCCCGTTATTGGCTGGCGCTGACTTTGCTGGCCCTTTGGGTGCGCTTAGGGCTTTGGGTAACAGTGCAACCAAACAAAAACTGGAAGCACGCGCTATTACCGGTGGCCAAGTCTATACAGGCACAAACGAGGACTTGTCTCGCATCCTCAAGGACTTGATGGGTGGGCGCATGGGGCTGTCCCAGTTTGTGGCCAAGGCCGAAGCTATTGCAATGGAGGCAGATGCGGCGACCCGTCGGGCACAGTATGACTCATACATTCGCCAAGGTTTGTCGCAGATGGAAGCCACTGTCATGGCGCTGGAGTCTATGAACTTTAACAAGCGCGGGTTGTCTCCTTCCATGCACTTAGCGGCTACGATGATTCCGTTCTTTAATTCTCAGTTGCAGAGCTTGGATGTGTTGTGGAGAGCAGCTAGCGGCCAACTACCAATGAGTCAACGTCTGGATATTCAAGGCAAATTATTGCGCCGGGGTTCTTTGGTTATGGCAACAGCCGTTGCCTACGCCCTGATGATGCAGGACGACGACGCGTACAAGAACGCACGCCCTGATGAAAAGTATGGCAACTTCTTTATCCGCATCCCCGGATTGGACGAGCCTATTAGATTCCCTGTGCCGTTTGAAATTGGTTATATTCTCAAAGGTATTCCAGAAGCAATTGTCAACACTATGGTATCCAAGCACGGCGGCGAAGAAGCAATGGAAGCGTTTAAACATATTGCCATTCAAACAATACCCGGCGGTTCATCCATGCTGATGCCTGCGCTGGTTAAACCCATGATTGAAAACGCTACAAATTACTCGTTCTTTGGCCAGCGTGAGCTTGAAACACAACGCGAACAAAAACTACTGCCACAACAACGTTTCCGCGACAACACATCTGAGTTGGCCAAAGAACTTGGTGCAATGGCTGGCTATTCCCCAATCAAGATTGACAACCTGATCCGTGGGTACACAGGCACGATGGGCTTGGCAGCAGCTCAAGCGGTGAGCTTTGCAATGCCTGAGAAACTGGGGCCACAAGAAGCCACCAAGCGTCTGTCCGACACACCTGTGATCGGCTCCATGTTCCAGCCCAACGATGCTGGCGGCATTATCAACGCAACCTACGACCGCATGGAACACATCATGGAAGTCAAGCGTACATACGACGACATGATTAAGAAAGGTGAGACAGCCGAAGCCAGAGCGTTCTTACAAGAGAACGTGAATGAGATAGCTTCTGCGTCTGTTGCGGGAAATGCCAGAACACAACTGACAAAAATAACGCAAGCTATGAATGCCGTTAAAGCGTCCAACATGTCGCCAGACGAGAAGCGAGCTACGCTTGACCGACTGCAAAAGATACGGATAAAGATTGCAGATACTATGCGGGGGGTGCTCGATAAAACAGCACCCCAATAAGGCCACCCCGAATACAAGGGGTAGCCTTAGCATTAAACACCCTGAACTTCAGGGCTTGGTTTAAGCCTTCGGTGCGGACGGCAGCGGTGTCGAGGCAGGGAATAAAGAACCCCTGCCCCGGCTCAGTCTTTTGCCAAGGATATTTGATTGATAAGCGTTTCATCGACTTCCGTCACAGCGCGGCTGATCTTCATGGCGGACACACGCATGGGTGGTGCGCTGGTCTTAGCCATCATATCTTTCTTAGCTACATACGACACCGTAAACTGCGCTTCAAGATACCGCTTGAAGTTGGCATAACCAAAGCTCATGTTGGAACAGAATGACTTGAGCATACGCTCTTCAATGAAAAAGTCCACATGCCCTGCGGTTACGCCGTGCTCGACCCGCCCCATAACTTCTGCGCGTGTGGTGTTCTTGTCTACCATCGAGCCATCCCCCAAATGCGCCAGTGGGCCAGCCTTCTCGCCGTAGCGCACAACCACAAACTTGCCTTGGTACTCCTGCACAAACGCGTTGAGCACGTCCTCTGCTGTGCGGTAACTGCCTTTGATACTACCGCGTTGGTGGTTGATACGCTTGCGGAAACTCTCGATGATCTCCACCAAGGGGAACTCGGCAATGCCTGCGTGTTCGCTGTTCATCAATATACCGGCGGCTATGGCACAGCCAACACCTGCCATCCAGAATCGCTCATCGTTAGGAGCCTTGTACTCGGTGTACATCTGGCGCACAGTCTGAAGCACTAGCGTATCAACCATCTCAATGTTGTCAACCATGTACTGCGCTAGGACAACACCAGCCACGGCATAGTTGCTACTTAAAGACTTGATAATCTCGATCTCGTCTGCACTCCACTCCAGCTTCTCGTCCATGATGTACTCGATCAAGCGGCGAAGCTCTCCCTCAGAAGCGTGCTTGCGTGTGCCTGTCAGGTAGTCCACGGCGTGGGTGTTTGATGACATGATCGCCATCGCTGCCCATGTAGACAGGTTCAAGCGTTCTTTGTTGGCTCCAGACTCCATGCGCTCTTTGCCGCGCCCCTCGGTCATACTAAGCAAGAACGCAGGGAACCACTCAAACTCATCTCGGTTCTTGCTGGTGATCTCGTCCGTGATAAGTGGGTTGCTGTGCAAGAGACCAAGCCTTTGTTGCATCGCAACAGGAGAAGTGCCTGCGCCTGTACGGTAGTGGGTAGGGTGGCCCCATATAGATGCCGCACCTTCCAGCGCCAGTGACTTGCCAGTACCTGAGTCGGTCGAGGCACAGTGAACAGTCAGGCCGTGTAGCTTTGTGAAACGCATCAGCGGTGAGCCGGCGCCCACAAGGATGATGGCTAAGTGATCCCACAGTTTCCTGCGCACCAGCAGGTCAATGAACCTGCGCCAGTTCTCCAGTGTTCCGGCAGGCTTGGAGTTCATTGTGATGTTCTCAAGCCCGGGCATCGGCACTTCGATGGACTCTTTATTCGGAGAGTAAATCTTGCCGCCCCACACAAAGGTGTCGTTTGGTTGCCAGCCGCAGTGGTCTGGTACTTCGATTGGTTTCTTTTCGCTGCTCATTTTTTCCACACATGCCCTCACATAGTCATATAAGTTTTTGTCGTTGCCAGAGCCGAATGCGGCCATGACGTTTTGTTGTGCCAGCGCCTTAACTGTCTCGTCCTTGCTGACAATGGCTTTCTGCGGGAACGACACCGCTTGTACTTTGTAGTCACGCACCGCGAGCATATGCACAAGATGTTCACCATTATGACTCAAGATGTCCACAGGGAACACGTCATAAGGCAACAGCATGATCTGCCGCTTGGTTACTTGACCGTTAGCGTCTGTATCTTCCTTCTCCATAAATACGCCGCCCCGAACACCGTACGCATAACCCTTGGGTGGTTCAGGGCGGACTACTTTTTTTGTTACTTCACCTTCCCTTGCTGGTAACTCCAGCGTAGTTTCGGTGGTGACCACGGCGGTCTCACGTCCAAGTGCCAGCGGGTTTGTAATCTTGCCGCGATACTGACACCCGTCACAAACGCCCGGATTCTCTGAGTCAAACTTAATGCACGGGTATGGCCCTTTGATCTCAGCCAGCTTCTGGTTCATACGATCATGTGGGTATGGGTGCAGGTCAGACAACCAGATCGCCGCCTTCTCGCCATCGTTGCACTTCTGTGCAATGCTCAACCACCCACGCCACTGCGGTTCCATACCATCTTCGGTTGCGTTCTCAACGTAGTGCCGAAGCTGTTCACAGCCCCCGCCGTTCTTTGTCTTCTTGTAAATGTTCTTGAATAGCGTGATGCTGTTCTCAAACAACTTAACTGTGGTGGGCGTATGCGTTGCGTCAGGGCGTTGGCCGGGCAGAGCCAGCGTGGGTTGATGACGTGGTAATGCGGGTAATGATCTGAGTTGGCTCTCAATGTGGTTGGCCAAGTCTTCAAAATCAAACGTATCGCCCTCGGCTAGTATGCGCACTGGGCGCGGTTTAGCGTACTTGGCCTTGTTGTTGTACGTGCCGGGGAAACGCAGTACTCGGGCAGAGTCGGCGGTCACCGTCATGTCGATGCTCAAGCCTTCTTGTTTGCACAGGCGCTTTAAGTTCTCAGCAACAGGCTTCCATTCTTCAACGGCTATGACATTCGTAAACGGCCAGTAACAGTGCAAACCACCGCCTGAGTCCACGATGTATGGTGTGCCAAGTAAGTCCAGACCAGTCTTGACCATGAACTCATTGAGCGACATGGCCGCTGCCTTTTTGGTGTCGTAGCCATCCATGTCAATGAACAGCGACCGAATGAACCTTGCGTTCTCTGCTGTGCGCTTGCCTTTGTTTTGGAATGTAGACAGCGCAAAGTAGATGTCTTTGTTGTCACCCCATTTGGTTATGGTGGCAGGGAGTTCCTCCAGATGTTCAACAAAATTGTGCTCCTTCTTTTTTGTAGTTAGCTCTGCCGCACAGTACAACCCGTTATCCGGGGACGGCAAAACAACCGCTAGAAATTCAAGCGGGGTCATGAGAGTCCTTCGGGTTTATTTGAACAGGTCGAGCTGTGTGTCGTCGTGTATAGGATATGCGTGTTCTGTTGCGACTGCTGCAAAGCGGCGTAACAACTCCATCTGCCACGTCAATGGTGCGCCCATTGGTGTGTCATTCATATACATTGCAAAGTACTTAATAAACTCTGAGTTACTTAAAGTGCGAGGTTGTAGTGCTGACATATTTTTCTCCATGCTTCATCTGCTGTTTTGGAATTCTTTAAAAAAGTAAGCATTGTTTCAACTCGATGTTCGTAGGCAACAAAAATTTCACCACCTTCAAACCAGTTGTAAACAGTCTGGCGTGACACGCCCAGTGCTTTGGCAATACGCACAACTGAAAAGTTGAGATGCACTGCCCAGCGCCCAAGCTGATTGCCTTTAGTCTTTTGGGCACGCATGATTGCGTCAATTGTTTTTTGTGAGTAGGCCATGTTGTTTGAGCGCTAGGACACGCAGATCGGGAAACGCAGTCGTTGGGGTGTGTGTATTTGTATAACGAGAGGGACTACTCCCGCCCAACGCAATGCGACCGCCGACTGCGGCCTAGCGAAACTCCTAGTTATTCATCGTCCCAATCGGACACCAGATCAGCCAGCTTGCCCTTCTTGGCAGGCACGGCAGAACCCTTGGAAACTTCTTTGCGAACTTCAGGTTCGTCCTCAGTATCGGCAACGGGTTCAGCCTTGGCTTTCGCTTTGGCTTTAGCGGCAATTGGCTCATACGCGGGAGCGTCTTCTTCCTTGGTCAACTCACCCATAGGGCGTGCGCCAGCCATTACCATCTTCGGAGCGTTGGGCTTGACACCATCGCTCTGAGCCACAGTCATGACCACGGCACGTTGTGCGTCAGCACTCTCAGCTTGCTCCTTGATGATCTCGTACTCGTCGTCAGTCAACCAGCGTACGGGTTTGAAATGCAGCTTGGGGGACTCGGCCTTAGTATCGAAGCGCATCTCGGTGACGATCTGCTCAGGATTAACAGGAGGGTTCTGCACCGCCAAGTAGCGTGCATAGGCTTGTAACGGACGCTTGTCACCTTCTTCTTTACCAAACACCGAAGTGGCTGGCAAAGTCAACTGCATCACATCCCCTGATGGGTTATTGGCCAACACCACAGCAAGACGCTGTTGGTAGCGGCAAGCACGGCTGTTGTTCTGACCAGAACCCGCGATGTTCTTCGGGCAACTCATGCAGGTTTCAGCTTGCTTGTTCTGAGCAGAAGCGTCAGGACGCTCACCGTCATTGCTCCAGCAGTCAGGGCCAGTGATGTTGTCGGCATCGTACTGGGCAGCGTAGAAGATGCGGCTGACCTTGGGGGCAGCTTTCACAATGATGACTTCCAAATGGCGATCATCAATCGCGGCGACTTCCTTGCCACCAGCTACCAGACGGAACACGCCGCCTTTGATAGAGATGCGCTTGGTGTTGGAAACACTGCCGCCTGTGAGGGCTTTGGCTGTGTCGGACAGTTCGTTGTTACGAGCGAATGCAGGTACGTTTGCGGGGGAAAAAAGCGTTATGTTTGACATATAAAACTCACTTGGTTGGTTTGGATACGACTACGGTGTATTCCGTTGTCGAGTTCAGCCCCGGAGGTACAACCCCCGGGTTTTCTTCTAGAAACTGTGCCATGTTTGCCTGCGCAATACGTTTGAACAGCAAGTCAACAGCGCCATGCTCAAGAACAAAGTCCTTGAACGATGACCAGTCGTTTGTTGTGTACGTAGTCGAGGTACGCATGGATACAGTCCCAAAAGGACTTTTGACAGATGAGACACCAAGTGCCTTCATCTGGTCTTTGATAGCGAACTTGATTTCATCTTGTTGCGCTTTAAGTAACTCCACCTTGGTGTCGTACTCTTGTGTCAGTGTGTCGATCTCCGCTTTGATTTTGCGATAGACCTTCACCAATTTATCGAACGGGACTTGTTGTTCGTCCATTTACTTCTCCTGTTTTGTTTGTCTAAGGTTGGACAGTGTACACAATAAATTTAAGTTTGCAACTCCTTTCAAGAATTTATTTCTATCTCAAACATCTGGGTAAGAAGTGAGTTATCACTTACCTTAGCCTCCAATGCTTTGAACATTTTCTTTTCAATCGGTGAGCCTTGGATGTGGATAACAGTAACTTTGTCTGAGTTCTGTCCCTTGCGGTCAGCCCGTGCAATGCACTGGATGTACTGCTCCACGCTCATCAATGGCCCAAAAAATACCACGGTGTCAGCGGCAGTCAGGGTAATCCCGTGTGCCGTAGCTTGTGGCTGCATTACCAACACCCTTGGTTCTTTGTCGTGCTGAAATCTGTGGATGATGTCGGCACGTTTGTTTGGTGTGACTCCACCGTGTATGCACTCGTTGGGAATGTTCTTCTTTGTCAGATGTGTCTGGATGCTGTCGATGCTTGAACGGAACAACGCAAAGATGATGACCTTGCGGTCTGTCTCATCCAGTATCTCTTCCAGCACACCCAAGCGTGGGGCGGCATCGAACTCAATAACCTCCTTGTCATCTGTGTAGACAGCGCCGCAACTGATTTGCAACAACTTGGATACACCAGCGGCAGCATTGACTGCGCTGATCGTCTCGCCTGCGGCTTGCACCAGCATGCGATCTTTCAGTAGGTTGTAGTACTTGGCTTGCTGTGGTGTCAGTGGTACTTCGCGTGTTGTGGTCAGCACTGGTGGCAAGTCAAGGCATTGCGCTTTGGTAAATCTGATTGCGGGTTGCAGTGCCTCGTGTACCAACTCGGCGGCGTTATGTTTTGGTGCCCATTTGTACAGCGTGATTTTGTTCATCACTTTGTCGCGCCATGATGTGTAGAAGTTTGGTACGCCTTCGGGGTTCACGATCTTGGCCAAGCCATACGCATCTGCTGGTGACTGCGATGCTGGAGTACCAGTCATCATCCATACGTGTGTGTTGGGTTTGATGATCGCCTTCAATGACTTCCAACGTTTAGTCGTCACTGTCTTGTATGCGTTGGCCTCATCCACAATCACCAGATCAAAGCGACCATCAGCGTTGATCTCATCGGCTATCAAGTTCAGTCCTTCGTAGTTAGCGATAACGAACTCGTAGTCTTGTTGAATCATCTCTATACGCCGACTAGCTTGGGTGTGGTGCGCAACGATGGCAGAGCGATGGATGATGCTGTTACTCAGGTCAGCCAACCATGCAGATTGCATGATGGATAGTGGGCACAGAATTAAAACTCTGCGTACATGCTTGATCTGCATCAAGTAGTCAGCCGCCCACAGCGCGGCAAGTGTCTTGCCAGTGCCGGGTTCGGAGAACACAAACGCTTTGCGGTGCATCGTCAGAAACGCTGCCGTCTCAATCTGATGTTGCATGGGCTTATACCTGCCCGGCCATTTGTATTTGCGTGTGATAGGTGAGGGAACGTCCTTCACCCCGAGGTTGCGTAGCACCCTACATTCATCGAGTCCCCAGTAGACAGCAACATCAAACCCACCGTCATCGCGTTCCATGACTTTGTGCTTTGGGATGATGCTGTACTTATCTGGGTTTCTGGTTCTGAATACTAGTGCCTTGTCTTCAAGGATTTCCATTGCTTCTCCGTTGTTTTATTTGTTGTCGCTTCGGTTTGAACTGCGACTGCGCATGCGAAGATTGTTTATAGTAGTTGTCCCTCCGCTACGGATGGGCTTGACGTGATCCACGTCTTTGCCGTCCCCCTTTGTTGCCTTGCCTGCCTTGACCATCATGCGCCTTGCTTTGACGCGCTCGCCTGTCTTCTTGATTTGCTCAGGCTTGCCTTGATAGTTCTCGTACTCTTTTGCATAGTTTCTTGCCATGACCCACTCCTAATGTTTCGGGTTGTATTCACACGATTTAACTGGACACCACGGGCACAACGCGGAGGACTTTGGGTTCCACACACCTGTGTTATGGCACTGCTCTAATTTAGCTACACGCTCACGATACTTCCACCACTCAGCATCGGCATTGTCGAGCGCCATGCTGTGCTTAACCATATCATTCTTGACCACGAACAGCAATGCTGACTTGACTCGGCGTATGTGCGGGAAGTGTTTGAACACCATCATCGACATCAGCTTTAGCTGGTCAATATCTGGGTAGCGGTTGTTGCCTGTTTTGTAGTCCACGACAGTGGCGGTCAGGTTCTCATCATCGATTATTAGTAAGTCAGCGATGCCTCGTACCCATCTGCCCTTGTCGTTGAAACTACACGGCTGGAGGTCAGGCGTGATACCCATCTCGTACTCGCACAGCTTCCTGCCCGGCTTGGCCAGCAACGCATCCAGAACTTCTTGTGCGTAAGAAAATTGTGGTGGTAGCGGTACGCCATCCCGTATATAAACTTCAGCGGCAATGTGAAACTCTTTTCCGTAATATGTAGCCTCAGTTTCCTGAAAAGCATAGTTGTTAAGAACTTTGACTTCGTGATACCGGCGGGGGCATCCTTCAAAATCTTTCAGGGCACTGTGGCTCCACGTTACTTGTTTCATTAAAACCTCGCTGAGTTGATTGCAATGTTTAATCGTTTGGCAAACCCTTCAACAAACTCCTCACGCTTGTTGAGCTTGTGTTCTTCCATGTCCCGTAGGATAGCGTGTACCAGTTCGTGCCAGAATGTTTCTCGTACATCATCAAGGTTGAACTTGCGCCCAGTCGTGCCGTTGCGTAAGCCCAATTTGATCTTCTGTTCAAGATACATCACACGCCCCATGTCAAGTTTGTCTTGCATAGCCTCGACAACCTCGACTGAGTACCACTTCTCCCCAATTCTTATTTTCTTTGGCAGTGTTAACTCTGTCATTGTTTTGCTTCTCCATATCTACGGTGTGCACCACCGTCAGCGGCCAGAGGTATCCCCGGCATGTACTTCGGCTCCAACGTCATCTGCTCCAAGACCCAAGTCTTAGCGTCAGCGACTTCCTCATCAGGCACCAACACAATCTGTTCATCGTGTACTGTGCCAACCACGGGGTACTTCTTCGTCACCCTCAACATTCCATCGGTCATGACAATACGCGCTACGGCCTGCGTAACGTTATTGGTAACCTTCCCTGCATACAGCTTGGTAGCATTTGGCCCGTATACCCACTGGCTCCTACCTTTGTCATCTTTCGTGCGTCTGAGATTGGGGTAGAGCAAGCTCATCCCGTTTGGCAATTCTATACGCTCTTTGCTGAATGTCAAACACTTATGCTGGTATACCCTACCCCCAAACAAACTGTCCTCGATAAGCTGTGAGCACATGTCCCAGAAGGTAGCAACGGGGTGGGCAGTGGCGCGGTAGATGTCAATGATCTTCTTGGCGGCAAGGCAGTGCGTCAGTAGCTCTTGGTCGGTGCAGGTGTGGGGAATCTCCAGCATCTTGGTTACGTTGTCCTCCCAGTCAATGAACCGCTGCGCGTACTCCTGATCGACCCCGAGCGTCTTCGCAAAGGTTTTCTCATATCGTACAGGGGGCGCACCAAGGAACCCCACAAGAAGCTGGGCCGCGAACGATGCCCACCCGAGTCCATACCCGCAGCCCAAGAGTGCACTTTTCGCAGACTGCCGCAGATCGGGATGCGACTCTTTACTAAGTCCGGGTATGTTAAACATCTGCGCTCCGAACGCCGCGTAAGGGTCACCACCTGACCTGAAGATGTCAAGCATCTCATGGTAATCCGAAAGCCACGCGAGAACTCGCGGCTCAATCTGTGAGAGATCACCGACGACAAGTTGGTAGCCCTCGGGAGCCATAATTGCTTTGCGTAAGAAACTTCCGCGCTTGAGGTTTTGCATGTTGATTGCGCTGCCCTTTGCCGCTGTCCAACGACCCGAGAGAGCGCCGTAATACGATAGCGGAACTGGTAGTTTTCCGCGCTGACTGATGTCAAGGAACCTTTGAGCACGCGTACGTTCGGTTGTTGATTTAACTTTAAGGCGTGCCTCACAAAGGAGGGCAACGTCCTCACGTTCACCGTTAAGTAACGCTTGGAAAAGGGCATCATTCTTTGCCAGTGCAAGTGTTTCTTTGCCGGTAGTTTTACTGACCTTAGTCGGGGGAGTAACCCCGAGGCTTTGAAGTATGTCAGCAAACTTAGGGTTCGACGCAAGCTCACTCTCTTGTATGCCAAGCCTTTGTAGTAGTCCTTCACGCAGTTCTCCTTCTTCTGTGAGTGCTTTGATAAGCATCTGTTGGTCAAGCTCAAGCTGTGGTCGTGTGTACATCTTGAGCGTCATGTCGATGAGCCGTAGTTCCGACGTAGGGTAGCCTTCACTGAAGCGCTTGAAGATTTCTTCACACAGGTATACATCATGCGCACAGTAATCCGCAAGCGCTGCTTCAATATCTTCTGTAATAACAGCCAGTCCATTAGTGGAGTGAACAGCTTGTCCTTTGGCGGGGAGACCAAAGTCGGACGCCAGCTTCGCAAGGGAATTACCAACTTCCACGCCGCGTAAAGCGCGTGCCATTGATAGTGTGTCAAAGATGAAGGCTGGTCTGGCGTTATATACCCACTCCATAATGGATACATCGAACTGTGCGTTGTGCGCAAGCACTGCGGTTCGTCCCCAATCGACTCCAGAAAAGTATTCAGGTAGGTCTGCTCCTCTAACCCATCTAGTGTCCTCTGTGCTTCCGAACTCATGGACACAAGCACCGAAAGATATGAATCTTTTATCACGTATGTACTCCTCTGTTGTCATCTTTGATAGTGTGTAGTCTTTGCTGTCCCACCGAGTTTCAAAGTCAATGGTGATGATGCGGTCAAATGGTTTAGTCAATTAAATGCCTCCTTGGGGGGAGCGTCCATAGTGTTTAAGAATCCGAAAAAACTGTTGACTTCCATCAGCATATCTGAGGCCTCCATCTCATCACAGTTCAGCGTTGTAAGTCCTGACAGTTCTTCTCCAATCTTAATCATCAGCACAGCTTTGTTTGCATCGGGGCCATAGCATGAGATTAGCGCCAGCACCACCATCTTGAAGTGTTGCTTCTCGTCGTCGTCCATCAGCGCCAGCCGCGCTTCTATTGTTTGTTCGTCAGCCATTCTTTAATCTCCCACAGTTGGTTAATGTTTTCTTCGTTCACGACAAGGGCGTAGCCCCCAGCGTTTTGTATTCTGGTCAACTCACGTTCTTGCAAAGCTGTTGTTGTCCCCTTTCCTGCCTTGCATTCAATACCAAGGAACTGCCCCTCAAGGCAGCCGATGATGTCAGGTATGCCAGCCCTGCCCATGCCGTTTTGCATAGGTGAGAAGTGATACACCCCCATCTGGTCAAGTATCTCCTTGACCTTCTTTTTAACTTTCGCTTCCGGTGTTAACGCCATCTTGTACCTCCGCCAGTTTCATCATGTAGTGTCTGCACTTGCCCAAGTCATCGCTACCATCCTTGCGGCCAGCACGCAGTGCGTACTTGATAACGTTGCCCTTGAGGTATCCAACGAATTCTTCATGCGTCAGCACTGACTCCATCAGTTCCCACGGCTGTACTGCCATCTCTTTGTAATGGTTGCCGCTGATCTGCAAGTCGTCAGCCCGTGTTCCGTTGAAGTGGTTGTCCATCTCTTCTCTCCTTTATTTTGTTTGATAGCTCTTGACGTAACCACTTGGCACCGCCCAAGCGTTTCCATTCTTCAAAATGTGATTTAGTTAGCCGAGCACCTATGTGTTTGCTGTCTCCTGTTAACTCACTCTGCGGTCTTGGCATCGATAGTTCCTTCATGGAATGGTGCGTTCTTTTTCAAATACTCTTCAAGCAACCTTAAAAACCCAACTTCAACACACGCACGTATTTCTGCCTGCGTGAACTCGCAAATTATTGTTGCTGTCCCATCTTCATTTTCCGTAACTGTTTTGACAATCATGCTTTTCTCCTGTTAGTTTGGTTAAAAAAATTAAATGACATTTGGTGCATCGCCAAAGCGTCCCTTGCTCGACTACCACATTGCCCCGTTTGCGTAATTTACCAAAGAATGTTCTGATTGCTTCAAGCATCGTTCTTCTCCTTGAGTTTGGCTTTTAACTCTGCGTTCTGGCGCAACAATTCTTCAATCACACGTAAATTGTCTTTGCGTCTGGCCTCTAGTGCGGTTATTACTTGTTGCACCGCAAAATTTAATGAGCTTATTTTATTAGCCAAAACTTTGGCTTGATACCATGCGTAATCGCTTCCAGTTCCTTCTGTTAACACGCCATCTTCTTCCATGTTCAGTTCTGTGATGGGTGGTGTAATGGGGTTGATGGGTTTGGTTTTCATAATTTCTCCTCCTTTAACCACGGTAATTCATCTGCCAACTTACCCTCATGGTATGTACGCAAATCATTCTTGGTGAGAGCGCACTCCCAAAACTCGGGCGGCGCTGATCGGTCAAGCGCTTCTTCCTCTTCTATGGTTGTGTCATCAAAAAACGCCCGAAAAAACGGTATCACGTAAGGAACTCTAAGCGTCATGTGTTCCTCGCTTTCAATCTTGCATCAACAATTGCTTTGCAAGTATGGTCACAAAAGAATGAACGGCATTTAGGGCAAACTGGCATCGTATATGTCTTATGCTCATACTTGACAGGCTCTTGGTTTTCCAACTCTGCAATTGCTTTGGCGGCTACCAGTTTGGCAAAGGCTTCAAGGTCTTCTAAACTAAAACCCCACATAGTTAATCTATGTGTATACGCCCCAGAATCCCAAGCCATCTTAATGATTTCATCTTGTTTCATGCTTCCCTCGCTTTCAGCATTGCGTCTGCCAACGCATATGATGAAGTTGCCCAAATATTAAAAAGTTCTTCTGCTGGCATATCACCCCAAACTCGACTCATCAATCCTTGCAAAGCCTTTGCCGCAAAGTAATCACGCAAGGTCATGCCCGATTTATCGAAAGGATCTTTTATTGCATCATTTGGAAATGCTGGCGGGTTTGTTGGTTTGTTGAAGTTACTCATTTGTGCCTTTACATTTTCTTGTTTAACCTTGCTCTCTCGTTCAGTGTCGTTGAATTCAGTCATGCTTTCTCCCTTAATGTTTTTTGTAGTTGCTTGGCAAGATATTGTGCAAAGTGCAAATCAATCTCCTCGTCTAACAACACAGATTCATCGAACACAGTTCTTGCCATTTCAATAACATCACTGAACACGCGTTTGTTCAGTCCAAGTAGTTGATACTTCCTTTGATGTTCAAGCTTTGTGTACGACGTGTTCCAACCACAAGCGTGGCCGTAGCACAGGCGTGGTGACATATGTTCGCGGTGCTCAAACCCATTGACAACATCCTTGACTTTATGGATGGAGTCGGTATCGCCCTTGCCACATATGTCACACACCATGCCTGTTGGTGCACGTACGTGCTGCTTGTACACGGCATCAATCTCCTTGACCAGAGCAAGTATCTTTGCTCTAGTCTCGCCGTGTACGTGCGGCCTGTCGGTCTGGTGCATGAAGTCAAACACCTGCTTCAGCATGCTCTTCTTTCTTGCCGATGGGTATACCGCTGGCGCTAAGTGCAAGTGGTACGAAGCGTAATCCTGCCTTGTGGAAAGCCGCCGCTTCAATCTCCAGCTTCTTGGTGTTGATAATCTGCACTGCCAGTTTAGCCACAGCAGATGCCCTATGCGCATCGCTCAAGCCGTTGCGTAGCAAATCAAACTCATCAAACAACGCATCACACAGTCCTGCACTTGTCTTCTCCGTTATTTTTAATTGTTCACTCATCTCGTCCTCCATTCTGAATAAAAAATATCGCCCAACCAATCAAGCCGCAGATGGCAATCACAGCTACGGCACCAAACCCCATGATGGTCACAGTTATAAGTACATCCCACATCACATCACCTCCACTTCTGCATACGTTTCAATCCATACCTTTGCACCACAAGACAGCGGTTTGTCAGGGCTATACAGCACAGTGCTTGGGCCTCGTATCTCCACTGCGTGTGCGTACCTGTTTTCTTTGTACGTCTTGACAGTCAGCACAGGGTCGTTCGTGCCATTCTTTGCGTTGGCTTTGATGACGTGCTGGTTTACGTGGATCATTGTTTTCATATCAACCTCCAAAGATTTTCTTCAGAGAATCATACAAAGCCCGTGCCTGCATCACACTTAAACTGTTTATGATTTCTGTCTCTCTTCTTGCCCACGACACCGACAAACGCACTGGCGTAGTATCGACCTTGAGTGCGGCTATGCCTGCGCTAGGTTGCTTGCTCTTAATTTGTACAATCTTGTTTGTTCGCTTGCCTTCTGCTTTGAATTGTCTTGTGGACTTCAGCGGTACGTACTTAGGCACAGAGGTTCTAAGCCTGCTGTTATGGTCTCTTGTCATTTGATTCTGCTTCACAAACTGCGTGAGCAATGACCCAACAGATGACCGCTTGAATCCCCTCACCTCAAGCGCATCGCATACCTCACTGCTTGTTTTGTTTGGGTTGTCTCGCACGTAGATAAACGTCTCTTGCGTCACATTGTTGGTTGGTGTGAATATTTGTTTTGGCACTTGCTTCTCCTGTGTTTGTTGTGCGTCTTGTTCCCACTC